CTTTTAAGTCTTTTTTCTTCAGAAGGCTTTCTGTAGGTTCTGAATTTCTTTGACTCTCTTAGTTCTTGGGGGATTCCCTTTTTCTTTACAAGTCTTGAAAATCTTCTTAGTAGCGATCCCACATCTTCGCCAGGTCTTGCCTTTACTTCTAGTAGGTATGGTTTTGGCTGCGGCCTTCTTCTTGTTTTCATTTTTATTTCTCTTTGCTCTCCGAGAGCTTTTTCCAGGTATTACCCATGATGCCAGTTAAGGCTGAAATATCTACACCAGGATCATTAGGGGCGATGCCGGACATTGGGCCTCTGCCGCCGCCGGAGCCGCCGGATGATGGGGCTGGTCCTGCTGCCATTGGCTCAAGCCCTTCAAACACGTTGACGCCGCCGAAAGCTTCTTTGCCCATAGACTCGGCAAGCTTCCTTCTCGTTTCTTCGATCTGCGACTTCATCTGCTGTTTTGTCTCATCGGCGTGAGTTTGCATGCGATCATCAACGACCTTTGTCGTGGGAGCTTTTGCTTCAGTGATAGTTGCGCCTGTTCCTTGAAGGACTTCGCTAATTAGCGAGGATAACATACCCTCTTCTAAAAGCATCTCAGCGATGCATTCTTTTACGATTGGCTTAATAAGCTTTTTTAAATCTGACTTCTTCATCACTCACCTTTCAAATCAAACACAATGTCATTTAAAATTCTGTTGAGCTTGTCTGCTCTTGTTGTTGGAATACTGTAGTCCTTAGCTTCCTTCATCATCCAAGCTCCTTGTGTGGAGGGCTCAGATACAAAGTCAAAACAGATCAACTGGAAATCTTCTTCCACTACTGTGCCGCCTTTGGACTCACTAACGGAACCTAATCCACGAGAAGAAATCCCAAGCTTTACGCCGGATGACACTAGGGACTTTAAGATCTCACCGGATGGTGTGTTGAGGACTTTTACTTTGCCCATAACATCATCACCATCCCACCAAATATCTGTAACCATATGAGATGCGTTTCTAAGGTTGATTACTGAATCTTCTGGATGGTCAAGCTCGCCTAGAGCACGATGCTCCTTTACTAGCTTAGAATAGTTCTTTACCTCTCTGCGAAGAATCTCTCTTGGGTAAACTCTACCATTTCCATTTTGAGCCTCAGCACGCTGCATTACACCCGTAAGATATAAAGCACCATTTGCTATCTCGGCTTTCTCTTGTTCAGTAAGAAGGTCTTCACAGAAGCCCCCTTCGCATAGTTCATAAAATTCTCTAAGTATTACTTTACTCATCTATAAATCCTCATCTCATATTGCGGGCGCTACACGCACGGGTATTGATCCCTTACAACAGCGTCTAACGGGCTGCAAGCCCCACTTCATCATAAAAACTGTAGTAACCATCGTTAACTCCTATTGACGTTGAAACCAGTATCGCCTATCAACATGTTAAGGGTGTATGCAGTTCCAGAACTTACCCAACCCAGTATGAAAAAATTAGCGATACAATATTCAAAGCTAAATAGTTCTGTGTAGTTGTTTATGCTAAACAAAAAGCACCCAACCCAAAATCCCATACACATAGGGCAGGAAAAGAAGTAGTGCTTAGGGCGGATGCGATTAAATATCTTCGCATAGCAAAGTACCTGCGTAAGCCCATAAGAACAAAGTGTGAAGTATAAAAGCTCTAGCAAGAATGCCTACTCTTTCTCTTCGCCTTCGTAGACATAACTAAATGCCATTCTTCTATATCCGCTCTTTGGAATACTTCCCTTAAAGTCGGCGGCTGGAACTTCACCAAGTTCGGTAGAGTCTTCCTGATCAGGCTTAAGTAATCTGTCCTGCTCCTGTTGTGTGTATGACGCATCCCAAGCAAAGTATGGTCTTTCCTCTGCTAGGAACTTACCAATTGTGAATACAACAACCTCTGCCGAGTCTGCGCTTTCCGAGATTGGAAACTTTGCTTCCATTGAAGCGTAGATGTTTCCACCCTGGATACTGTCTTTTACAATAACACCCTTTCTGAGAAGGTAGTCAAAGAGCCTATCTTGACAGTCGTACACGGTGTCTGACATCTGTCCTTTAGATATGGCTAGCACTTTCTGCTCCTCGGGGGAAACAATAATATCAATGTGTAAGTGGTCTGTTATGAGGATCTCGCCGGTTAAAGTCTTGCGGATCTCCATAGACATAGATGCCTGTGGCTCTTTCTCCTCTTGTGCAGGGGCAGGAGCAGGGCTTCCTATTTTAATCTTGATTGTCATTTCTGCTCTCGGCCTCGTTAATAAGGGCTTGGACTTTGAGGATTCTTCTTAGAGACTCCTCGTTAACTGGGTGGTCTTTCAACCCATGCAAAAAGTTAGAAACCATTGTTAAGCTCTGCTTCATATCAGTATCTTCTGAAATGTCGTCGTCGGCTTGCATTTCTTCAACCTTAGTCTTGAGGCGTCCGACCTCTTCATTCAAATACATTTTGAGTGAAAGCTGGTTATCGGAGAAAGAGTGAATGTATCTTGTTAATACTTCACGTTGCTCTTGTAATAAGGACTCGTTATATTTCTCATTGAACTTCTTTACGAACACGCTGTAAGTAATATCGTCAATGTGAGCCATCTTTGTCTCTTCTACCTTTTTGGTAGAAAGATTTTTTACGATTGCTTCTTGGAGGATGACACGATCTTTAATGTCAGCAGGGGCGCTAAACATTTGTGAGATTGAGGCAAGACTCTTATAACTGGAAACAAAATTGGAATAACAATCAATTCCTAGTTTCTTGTTTATCTTTTTAATCAAAACTGTTTGCTCTAAGAACAAAGTCTCTTTACAAATTGTCTTGTGGTCTTCACAAGCCTGAACAACCATGCTTCTTGCTACATTCTCTTTAATGCCACGAGTTTCCGTCAGGGCTCGATATAGCATAAGTTCCTTGTGCAGGGTTGTGCCGGAAGAGAAATGCTCCTTGATTAAATCTACCGCTAGTTGCTTTCTCTCTTCGTTCTTTTCTACAACACTCTTTGTCAGTTCTTTAACAAGAGTCTCGAAAAGAAAAGCGGTGTTTCTTTTCTTATTATGACGAAACTTTGTCTTTTTTGCCATTTTTATTTTTCTCCAAGTTGGATATCAACATCTTTAATTCTTGATTGACTTCCATTATCTTTTGTTCACTGTCCTGGTTATAACTAGTATCCCTGGACTCTGTAATGCCGTTAGCTAAGGCACTTAAATCTTGATAACCTTTAAAGGTGTTTCTTTTAGAAGAACTAGCGGTCTGTTGACCGGCTGCTGCTGCATAGCTTCTTCTTCTTGCTCCATTGCGGCGCTTGTCTGAAGTTACTTTTGTATACTTCTTTCCTTTAGCGCCGGGAGTGGTATAAGGTTCTCTCTTGGCTGGTGCTGAGAGGATTGCAGAATCTTCGTCATCTACTAGATCTATTGTCTCCTCTTCGCCTCCGAGATCGTCTCCAAGGTCATCGCCGAGGTCACCACCGAGGTCATCGCCTCCGAGATCTCCCATACCAGCATCTCCGCCGGCTCCGATGTCTTCCTCAATCTTATTGAGTGTTGCGGTAAGTTTGCGATCGTAGAACATTTCTCTTTCATTGCGGACGAACTCTTCGTCAGAGATTGAGAAGATGTTCTTGGCAACCCAGCGTCGTGAGAAGTACCCTTCGGTTGCGCCTGCGGCGACGTCGAACTTGGTGCGAAGTTGCTCAAGCTGTTGCATCTCTGCAATCTGTGATGGGTTGTTTAGGCTTAGGTTAAAGCCTACAAGGTCTTCTCCACGGAAACCTAAAGTATAAAGGTGGATAATGCCAATCTTTTCTAACTCTGCGACGATCGACCTCTGGAGTCTCTGGATTGTTCTAGCAAAGCGAATGTCCTTCTGGGCGAGAGTTGTCTTATCTTCGTCCGATCCTTCTCCACGAGAAAGGTATGACTGTGGAACCTTAAGTCCAGAGAACAGCTTATCACGAAGATATTTTACATCCTCAATGCTCGTTGCGTTATTTCCACCGGGGAGAGTTTCAATTCTTGTTGTAGATTCTCCTCGAACTGGGAGGAAGTAATCCTCGTCAACGCTCATTGGGTTATAACGAAGGTCTACTCTGCCGGTAGAAGAGTCAACTACTTGGTTACGCTTCATTTGAGTCATAACCTTTTGCATGTATTGCTCAACGTCGTTTGGTGCGATGTTACCGACATCAATATAGAAAACTCTGCGCTCTGGGGCTCTGACGATTCTATAGCTCATCATAGCGTCTTCTACGAGGTTTAACTGTCTCCAGATTCTTCTTACTGGTTCAAGAACGGAAGAACCATAGGGAGCGTATTTGTCGTGACCTAGAACTCTAAAATGAGCAACCTGCCAGTTTTCAAATGTTATACCCGAAGTGTTCCACTGATACTGTGTGTAGTTTGGGTTTGTTGGATCTTCACCCTCCATTCTCTCAATCTCTTGAGCGGGGAGTCCAATAGCACTCTTAATACCAGAGTCTTCATCAATGTCTAGATAAAGAAAAAAGTCTCCGTACTTACACATTGTACGGGACCATCCAAATAGATTGAAATCTACATTTAATACTTGATGATAAAGTATAGACAGAGCAGACTTAATCTCCTCGTTGGAGCAATCAATTGTTAGAAGTGGCTGAATCTTGTTTGAGGTTGTCATCTCATCAGCATAAATGTCCAATGAAGAAGCAATCTCTGGAGTGTATTCCATCTGCTCAAAGTCCGCATAACGCTCGGCACGGACTTGGTTAGACATGTACTGAGTGTTTAGATTATCAAATGGGCTGTAGGTTGCTTTCTGGAACTTCTGTCCAGAGGCGGAAGCAAAGCGGCTACCGTAGTTATCAATATAACCCTTCTTGCT